TTCAGATATTTCTGTATATGGAGAGGCAAAAGGAGAATACACCAGACAGCTGTGTGTTTTTCTGGTGCCGTGCTTAGAGACTTATTTCCTAGAGCTGCTGGAAGAGGCAAAGACATCGTCGCCGGCGGCAAATAAAGTTCTCTGGCATTTCCAGACTTCTCTTCAATCTATCCCGGATTGGAATCAGGACAAGGTTGCCCGTGAAACCGATAAAATTCAGAAGGACTGCAAGTGTGATTATCTGGAGGAGCTTCTGACGGCAGTTTTTATTGCTCACACGAAAGTGTTGTCGGCCATTCGCGTTACGACCAAGCAGAAGAAGCTACAGATAACCATTCCCAAGATAGAGCATTTTTTACACCGTGTCTTATCGGATTCCGCGAGAACTCTGTGGACGAATGCCTTCTTGTTTGCAGAGACGAATAGCATTGAGAAGCAAAAGAATTTGCGCCAAGTTTCTTCTCTTCTACAGGAATCTGTGTTACAGGGTATTCGTGGATTATTGCCTGTAAAGTCTATTCTGCGCGAGTATTTGTATGAGAATGACGGCGACGAGGATGATGGGGAAGAGAAGGAGGAGAAGGAGGAGGAGCAGGAGCAGGAGCAAGCTGAGGCTACAAAGGAGCCTGAGGCTGCCGTTGAGGCTGCAGTTGAGCCTGCTGTTGAGGCTTCTAGCCTTGCGGCTACAAAGGAGCCTGAGTCTGCAGTTGAGCCTGCAGTTCAGTCTGCTGAGGCTACAAATGAGCCTGAGCCTGCCGTTGAGGCTGCTGAGGCTGCTGAGGCTGCTGAGGCTACAAAGGAGCCTGAGCTTTCCGTTGAGTCTGCCGAGGCTACAAAGGAGTCTGAGGCACAGCCAGCACAAGCACAGGCAGCCCAAGCACAGTCACAGGCTCCAATGATTTACATAGATACAAAACCGTCCGTAACATTTTCCAATGAACATGTTATGTTTGACTCCGACAACTTGGAGAATAACGAGATACAGGATATTCCCTTCGCTGGCGAAGAGGACGAAGATGCCATAGATTCCGTGTTAATTATGGACGAGGTTCTCCCGATGGATTCCGATGAAGTCCTTGGATAGGCAGCCCCGCGTTTTACATTCTATAGATAAAAATCACTGCGCCTTAGAACGATGGACAGCTCTCAACCCGGGTTTTGGATAGCTATCCTCATTGGAGGGACCGTCATTGCGGCAGCAAGTGCCTTTCAACAATATAGCACAAAACCTGAACAATTTAATACGAAGCCCGTTATCCGTGATTTTTGTATTGGTGCATTTCTAACAGCAATGATATATATGTTCATACCCGACACGGTTCAGAATTTACTGTCATCTGGCCAAACGGCATTATCTTCTATGGCGTCACCGCAAGCAACTGCAAACGCCGATGTAGAGCTACAAACAGGTCCTGCTCGCTTCTAAATTATTATTTCGCAAAACTATAAATTAAGGATCCGAAGGATTCTTAATTTCTGGTTTCAATAAACGCCCTAACAAAACAAAGGATAAATAGTCTCCCAATCTCCTACGGACTTCGCCGGCACTGTGTAAGAGGAGAATATAGGGCGACGTAGCTGGTCCTGTGGTTTCACGTTGGTCACATTCTCCGTGATATGCTGATACAAATCAAAATCAGGGAATCTCTCGTCTCCGTTTTCTTCTCTTAAGACGTTTTTACCGTCCTTGTCCAGCAACCACGACCATAGGAGATTCCAAAGCGGGGATTCTGTCTCTCTTACCAGCCAGTTACCTTCTTGGGATAGAATCGCCCCTTCCAGATTTTCAATGGGCATTTCTGGAAAGAGGGCTTCCATTATACTCACGGCGTAACGGCACAAGTCAAACGAGGGATTAGGATATATGGCGGATTTTCTTGCCCTCTGGATTCTCCCGAAATTATACTGGCCCTCTGCATCTCCTCCCTTCTCATAGTCGTCGCTGATGAACCATTCCTCACCTACACGGAATATGGCACGACCGAAATCAATGAGACGCAGAATCCGCCCATACGTGGGAACACGCCATACAGTCCCGTCGCGGGATTTATAGAACAGCCATGAATCGTCCGTGGCCGTCCAGACAATATTATTCGTGTGCAAATCATTGTGTGTAAATCCGAGGACTCCTTGGGCTGCACAGAGTGCCGCAATAACTTGGAATGTCCACGCCGTCCAGCGTGCCTCCCATTCTGGGCTTCCTTGAGGTGCACCGACCGCCTCGTCGTCTTCTAGGAGGTCATCTAGAACTCCGTCGGCTTCTTCCTGGAATATCATCATAACGGGATACGATTTCAGCTCCACGAACACGGAGTATGAGTTATCAGATTCTTCAGAAGACCCAGAAGACTCCTCCTCAGAGCAGTCAGAGCTGTCAGAAGAAACACTCGTTTTCCTAGTTCCAAAGGTGGAAACACTTTCCAATTCCTCTAACACAGTTCCTGCAGCGTGCCCTTGGCCTTCGCCTTCGGCAGAAAGAGAAATATGGCTTTTGACAGAGCTGCCATGGCTGGACGACGAGGAATATGAGAATGGTGTCGAGCGAAGAGAACTCCTCGGTGTTCCGAAGAGTTTTTCAGAGCAGTCTGATTCCGAGTGGGAGCAGTCCGATGAGTCCGAGCAGTCAGAGCAGTCAGAGGAATCATCCTTTTCAACATGTAAGGTAAACTTTCCTTCCCTCTTTCTATTCCAGAAATCCTTGTATCTCCTGTAACTTTCGAACTCGTCGGTAATATTGAAACGATACTTGTCTGCCGTGGCTTTCCAGCCACCGTAAAACTGGCAAAAATGCGGGCTTACATTTCTCTGGCGAAGTTGTCCCAGCAAATAATTGGCTAGCGTATCTATATACGCCTGATTCATAGGATTATTCAACTTATACAGGCGACGACGCTCACCCTTTTCTGGGTGGTCGTAGTAATTCTTAATACTCATGACAGGGTCGAGTAAATGGGAAACCTTGCAAAATGCCTTGGTCTTTTTCTTGTCTGCCTTTCCAACCGTCTCAATGAGACATTCCCTGCTCCCTTCAAAATCCACCACTTTTGTAAACATCTGGTCTGAATTCAACTGTCCTTCGGAATCTGGCATGGACCCCAGAAACTTTTCAACAATCGGTGTAAGAGAAGATATGTCTGTATATCCAGGAATTTCTGGGGCCTTGGAATACTTTCTCCAGAAAGGAAGCGATACTGGAATTGGTTGGTTTAAACAGGGGTCCATTCTAACCGGTCATCGGGGTTTGAAAGGCGGATATAACACGCATTTTTAGAGTAAGAATTTTCCATTCTCTGAATACAAAGAATGACGGACGCTGGTGCCGCCTTAAATGTTGGTATCCGGAAGTTCGACATGAAAATGATTCCGCAAGACGCCGTATGTGTTTTTATTGGGCGGCGTCGTACGGGTAAGTCAACCCTCGTGCGCGACTTGCTGTTTCACCATCAAGAAATGCCTCTGGGGACGGTGATTAGTGGTACAGAAGAGTCAAATCAGTTCTATAAGAAACTCATTCCTCCGTTGTTCATTCATGGAGATTACAGCCCCGTGATTATTGCCAATTTCTGTAAGCGCCAGAAGTTGATTATGGCGAAGGTGCAAAAGGAGATTGAGGCGTATGGGGCGGGTCGCACAGACCCTCGCAGCTTTTTGATTATGGACGACTGTCTATACGACGACAGCTGGCTACACGATAGAAATATCCGGTATCTTTTCTTGAACGGGCGTTGGCTGAAAGTGTTCTTTTTGATTACTATGCAATATCCTCTGGGCATTCCTCCGATGTTGCGCACCAACGTGGATTATTGCTTCATTCTGAGAGAGCCGTATGTTACCAACAGGAAACGCATTTTTGAGAATTTCGGCAGTGCCTTCCCGAGCTTTGAGTTCTTCTGTCAAGTGATGGACCAGTGTACGCAGAATTACGAATGTATTGTGATGAACAACAATTCGCAAAGTAATAAGCTGGAAGATACGGTGTTTTGGTACAAGGCGCAGATGCACGGCGAATTCCGTATTGGTGCACAGGAATTCTGGGACCACGCCATGGCGAATTACAAGGAAAAAGACGGGGAAGAGTCCAATGAGTACGACGCCACCGCCGCAAAACGCCTCAAGGGGCCCATGATTCAAGTTCGCAAATATCCTCAACAATAGAGTAGTAAATGGCAAAGGGTGTATGTATGACAGATTTGTGCTGGGCCTTGGGGCTTATATTTGTTCTGGGCCTTGTCCTAGTGTTCTTACGGTCTCCTGTAGCCGAGGGCTTTTATTCCGGCGGCAGCAGCATGAATGCGTGCGGTGCAGATATGCCGTGCGGCGGGGATTTGAAATGCTTGAATGGATTTTGCGCAAAGACGGAGAAGGTGGTTGTGGAAGAAAAGGAGCCTGTGGATATACTGGTCCCTGGTGCCCCTGTGCCTTATTATTAAAGAGGGTGTTAGAGTAGATATGGCGAGACTTTCTATACGCAAAGTAACCTGGTATGCAATTATCGGTTTACTTGTGGCCGTTGCTCTTCTTCCTATTCTGAAGGCGGCGGCGCCTGAGTATTTCCCTAGCGTTTCTGGCTTCCGTGACCTGGATTGTGCAGGCATGACGTGTGCCGAGGGCGAGTTTTGCCAACACAATAAATGCCAGAAGGTGGCGACGCGTTATCCTGATGCAGTTCCCGAGGGTGATGAGTAAGTCGTAGTATGCGGTAAATTCCATTTGTGATTCGGAAATTCGGAATCGTAAATGAAATGTTTTTATTGTTTGAGCTAACTATTTACTCCTTCTTCTCCATCTTCCGCTGAATGGCCAGGTCGGCCGGGCCAGAGAACATGGCATCGTAGGAGCCACCTGCAGAGGGAAGCACGGCAGGCGTGGCCGATTCTGCGTCTGCCTGAGCCTCCGCAATATTCGTGGAATCGGCGGCAGAATCGCGCGTCCGTGCCGTCCCCACACGCTTCGCCTTTTGCTCATTGTAAAAAGTGTCACGTGCATCCTCGTTCTCGCGATACTTCTTCATGAGAGTGTTCAGCTGCTCGTTGGCATACTCCTGCTCTCCCACCTTGCTCGGCTCAGGCTCCCAGGCCATCCACTTGCCCACGGAGCCCATGTAGATGTTGAAATTCGGGTCCGAGCGCTGCAGCTTCTTTGCGCGCACCGCTGCCTCCGCCTCAGAGGCGAAAACACCCCGGACCTTAATTCCACGAATCGTGGTCCGGAACTCGTTCTGCTTGAAGAACTCCTCCTCCAGAGCCGCCGAGTTCTTGAAGAGGAAATCCTCATACTCCTGCTTCACGGTGCCCTGGGAAATCTCGCGTAAATTCTTGCGGCAGTGCTGCTGGAAATCCTCCACGAACTTGTCCACACGCAGGAGAGAATTACGCACATCGGCAACGGAATCGGCAACCACGGAAGAACCGCTCAAATCCACGGTGGGCGACAACTTACTCAGGTTACCGGCAATATTCTCCAACTTTGTATTCACCGCCTGGAGCTGCTCGGCCATCCAGGCCTCGAGCTTGGACGTCCTCCATTGCAGCTCGTAATCCTTCAGGAAATTCTGGAAAAAGAAAACATCCTTATTCGCCAAAATCTTCTCGGGGCTCAGGAAACTAATGAGAACCACCTTCTGGCTGGAAATCTCAGGGTCCTCCGTCAGAAAATCCTCCTCGGGTTCGGCGCCAGGCTTGCTCATTTCTATTGGAATCTTTCCGAGAACTTTAGACCGGTTTATCTGTTAAAAAATCTATAGAACAAATATAAGGTAAGATGGACATGAATGATCTTCTCACCCGTGTCATCAAGTATGTAGTGGAGGGCGTTGCCGTCGCTCTTGCACTTGTGTTCATCCCCCGGAAGCCCCTGCCCCTCGACGAGATTCTCACGGTGACCATCGCGGCGGCGGCGGTGTTCGCGGTGCTGGACATCTTCTCCCCCTCCATCGGCGTGACGGCGCGCCAGGGTGCGGGCTTCGGCATTGGCGCGAACCTGGTCGGCTTCCCCATGGCTCGTTAAATCGGCGCCGGCGGCGAACTATTCTCCAAATAATGTTTACGACACATTGGCAAATACTTGTCGGCCCCGCCGACATATATTTGCTCCGACTTACCTTCCTTCCCCAAGACTAATGCAGAGAACAACGCCACAGTCCCATCACCACACCTTTTACACAATGCAGTCAGACGCGTCACCGTATCCGCCAAAGGAACGAGTCTCAAAATATCCCCAAACGGCTTCCTATCGGAATCTCCATCTAAACCTACCACAATCACATCCTTCTTATCTGTCTCCACTGCTCTGAGAACAACATCATAGAGACCGGCGAAGAACTGTGCCTCTTCAATAATTATGAGAGGACAGGCATATGCCTCGGAGTCAAATATCTTCGCCAAGTCATTCACGCCCAGACCGTGTGCTGCCACCCCGTCTAAATCATGTGTCTTGACGGCACACCCGTCTTCATTATAACGTGTATCCAACATACACGTTACAATGAATACATCTCGTCCAATCGCCTTTGCACGCCGAACACGCTGTAGAACAGCAGAAGACTTTCCAGAAAACATCGGGCCGACAATCAATTCAAGGCTCATTATACTGTGTAAAGGGACATCCTTTTACACAGCCCTGGAAACTCAATTTTTTAAGGGTCGCAAATGCCTACGGGTCGCAAATGCCTACGGGTCGCAAATGCCTACGGGTCGCAAATGCCTACGGGTCGCAAATGCCTAGAGCATCAAACGAGCACACAGACCCCCGTGATATTTCCGTCTCATCTCGCGTCCAATCACTTCATACAAACGCGTCATATTCGGCCTGCTAGTCTTTATCTCTATTCCAAGAACTTTCTCATATAGGGCCACCGTCTCTGCAGGCACTGAGAACTCTTTGCCTTCTTGTAACATCGCTACTAGTAAATTATTATACGTCTCGTTCAAAATCGGCTCTTCAGGCAACTGAACGCCAACATCCAAGGATAAATCCGCCAAATACACGTAAAATTCTAGCAACTCTTTCAGCCGACTTTCTGGAAACCAATCCAGAAATCTGATTTCCACGCCGTGATTGTAATGCTTGCGATAACTGATGTCCATTCCCAGTTCTTCCAACATATTGTATCCACTGGTTGCGTGATATTTCTTATACCACCAGAAATCTGTTCCACTGCCCCGAATATCTTTTACGGGAACGGTGACGATTTTTCCAACAGGCATGGCGTTTGTGTCAAAGGTACATATCCCAATATACCGAGAAACGGCACATCTCTGCGAGCCCCGTGAATACTCCTTTGACACAGCCGACAAGGGGTCACTCGTTCCGAATTCAGCAATTATGAACGGCTCCAGCCATTGAATGAGACGTATATACTTGCGATGGTCTTCTTTGAATTTTGTGTAGTCTAGAAGTTTAGGAAGACGATTTTTATCCACGTCGCCCAAGGCCGTTGGAAGAGTGATATTGATATGGTAGGTGCCGTTATTGAACATGGCAATATTCTTCGGATTTGTGAAATGCACGACGAAACCAGGATTTTCCTTAGGAAATTCCAAGAGCCCCTTATCCGTATAAACCCCACGTTCTTTTAAAAACGTGTTTACCGTGTGGAGGAAATATTCTTTGGATTTTACCAATTCACGGACAACATTGCGGACTGTTGTTTTATAGAAATCTTGGGTCATGAATTCAATAGAATCTCCGTCGAAAATACACGTTTTGTCAAATATCTTGGAAAATTTGCGAGGCCGACAGCAATAATAGGTCGGTGTAAAAGAGTATAGCTCTTGGAAAAACGTCTTTCCGTTGTATTTCGGATTAGGGCGTGGCTTCTTTTCATACGTGGTAAGATGATTCCCTGACATATCCATTTTATTGAATGCGTGTGCATTGAAGAAAAAGGGTACAGGGAAAAATCCAGAGGCGTCTGGAAAGAGTTTTTCAAATGCCTGTTTGTATTGCGGTTTATAAGTCGTATAATATCTGACGCTATATCTTTCAGCGGCGTGGTTATTGCGCATTACTGGGGCGGCAACATATAAGGGCTTGGCGAATTGTAAATACGTCTCTTCTTCAATGCCGATGCCCCAGAATGTTTCATTAGGTTTATACATGGATTTATATCGGAGATGTTTCACAAATTCTGTATATCCCATGACTAATAGAGCCTTAGATATTTGTTGCTATTCCGCAAACTATCCCTCCTTCTTAAATTTTATATTTTACACTATAAGAGATGTGCTTCAGTGCTGAAGTGAGTCTTGTTACATTTTTAATAGGTACGATATTCTCGGTAGTTATATTTCAATTGGGGACACCCCTAGATAAGATTATAGGATTATTTGGGGTATATATTTCTCTTATGCAGGGTATAGAATTTCTTTTATGGAGGCACCAAACATGTGACCAATATCATAAGAATGTATCCGTTCTAGGTGCTCTACTTAACAGCGCGCAGCCGATTGTTCTGGGAATACTGGCACTTATATATAGTACTCGTGCGGAGAATAAGGGATATGTATTCTTAGTTGTTACAGCACTATGTCTATATGGTGTGTATTCTTATATTAACAAGACTGCTTTTATTCTAAGTCCCGAGCTACATTGTACACAACCCAGACCGAATGACCCTCATTTACATTGGAATTGGGCACAAAACTACCCTTGGTCGCAAGATTGGTTGGTATATATAACTTCTATAGTACTCATTTCTATTATAGGAATGCCCACTCTTTCACAAGGATTTGGTTTGGGTGCATATTTCTTAATCTCTATGATTATTACGGGAATGGTATATCCGAGACAGGAGGTGGGTTCCTTGTGGTGCGTATTTGGAGCGTTGACACCTCCTCTGTATTATGCGACACGTGTCTTAAAAATAATAAAGCCTTAGCTTCCCTGAGCATCGTCAAAATCTAAAATTTAAGAACTAGGGGTTATTAAATTTTAGATTTAGTTATATACATAGATTTCTGGCTGTGGTGCTGGGGTTGTTAAATAGACCGAATAAACTCCCAGCTCAAATCCTTACAGATGAGCTGCCAAATCTTGTCTTGGTTATAGAGTTTATCTCTGTTTTTCAGAAGGGGGAAGCACTGGAGATAATTATCCAACTCCAGAAGCTCGCAGAACTTATACAGAACATAGGAATATGACAAGAAATTACTGCGGGTCTTGGGGCAATGTTTGACGAATGACCCCTGGATTTCCTTGAACATGAATCGCAGCTTCTCTTCCACTTCACGAGACATAACGGGAGCATTCTTGCCATTGATGCGGTTCAAAATATAAGGGACATGTTCATAGAAGTTCGTGCACTTGAGCTTTTTCAAGATTTCTCGCACTTTTCCAGGTTTAATGCTCTCTGCATTCGTAATACGCTCCTTCTTCAACTCTTCCAGAATCGCCTGGAATACATCCTCAGGAATTTCTGTGCTTTCCTTGGCCTGGAATTGCGCGAGCCACTCATTGAAATGGTTGATGCGTTTATAGGCGTAATATGTCACCTCACGAGGCGGGTCCTTGTAACTCGGCTTATCACTATCAATCAGCACAAATTCCTGGTGACCGCAAGAATCGCAGAAAAACAAGGCCTCGTTATTACTGAACGTCATCTCTTTATCACACATTTCACACATTCCATGGGGGTCTTCAAAAGAAGTTATGGCCGCCTTTGCATGCTCTGGGTCAACCTTTTGTAGATATTTCTCCAGCAGAACTTCACGACCTTCACGTTCTTTCTGTGCTGGCTTTTGCTGTTGCTGCTGCTCCTCCTTCTGCTGTGCATGGTCGCCCTTCTGCAAGGCGGCCAACACACTCCCAGGCTTAGCCTTCACAACCTTTGACACACCCACTTGGTTTCCGCTCTGGATTTTATCTTGTAAGTCATAATAATTAAAGAGAATTTCGCCGGCCCCAAATAAATAATCATATACGGGTTTATTATTCAATAAGTCTTCCTTCTTCCGCCGCAAAGAGTTCATACAATCCTCATATTGACTCTTTAACACAATATCGTTCGTTGCCTGGAGTTTATCATTATATTCAGAAATCTGCTCATCAATGGTTGATATATCCTCTCTTTCCTTCTTTAATGAATTGATGTTTATCTGATGAAGATTATCAAGGGTAGTTTTTCCTTCTAATAGACTTCGTTTTGTATTTGGTCTAGTATTAAATAAAGAAGAGGGTTGTTTATCTGTCATTCTATGATGCTTTTAAGAAGAAGTTTAGACCGGGTCTTGTGGCTTCATTTATAAATTTGATATGGCGAAGGTTTAATTGATACAACCATGAAATACACCAAAGAACTTTTAGAAGATATTCTGAAAGAAGGCGGTGCGACTGTGTTAGAGGGATATCAAATATACAATCAACGCCTCAGAGTGAAGTTTCTCTGCTCTTGTGGGGTGGAGACTTTGAAGAAATTTGAGATGTTGAATGTGCATCGTCTTCCTTATTGTGAGGGGTGTAGTAAAGTAAAAATGATTGAGAAGGGAAAGGCTACTTGTATGGAAAAATATGGGGTTGATAATGCTAGTAAGAATGAAGAGATTAAAAAGAAAATTACTGATGGTTGGAAAGAAAAATATGGAGGCCATCCAAAACAGACCAAAGAAGTTCAAGATAGATGGAAATCTACATGTGATAAGGTCTATGGAGGACATCCAAATCAAAATAAGGAAGTCCAAGCAAAATCGGAAGCAACTTCCTATAAGTTCAGAGACTATATGATGCCAAGTGGAGAAATTGTCAAAGTTCAAGGATATGAGAATATCGCATTAGATGAATTAGTCCAAAAATATGAAGAGGAAGATATTGTCATAGGAAGGTCAAACATTCCAACAATAGAATATCACATTAATGATATTAAACATGTATATTTCCCAGATTTCTTCATAAAATCAGAGAACAAAATCATAGAAGTAAAGTCAGAGTGGACGATTCAATTAAGAAGAGGAAACGTGCAAGAGAAGGCTTTAGCGACGATAAAGGCTGGATACAAGTATGAAATATGGATTTACAATGATAAGAAACTAAAAGTGGAAACGAGGGTTTATTAAAAGCGAAGCCTAAATTAAGAAATCAAACTCTCCGGCTCGTTTTCCAATTTTCCAAACTGGGGCAAAAAGTCCATTTTGGAAATTTTTTTTCTTATGATATGAATATAAGATGACAGGGGGAGGCCTTATGCAGCTTGTTGCTTACGGTGCGCAGGACGTTTATCTGACGGGCAACCCGCAGATCACCTTCTTCAAGGCGATCTACCGTCGCCACACCAACTTCGCGATGGAGTCCATCGAGAATCCTTTCAACGGCAACCCTCGCTTCGGCAACCAGGTGACCTGCACTATCCAGCGCAACGGTGACTTAATCCACCGCATCTACCTCCAGGCGACGCTCCCCTCCGTGAAGCTCACGGCGGCGGACGGCTCTGGTGCGCAGTTCCGCTGGCTCAACTGGGTGGGCCACAACCTGGTCGACTACGTGGAGCTGCAGATTGGCGGCCAGCGCATCGACAAGCACTATGGCGACTGGCTGCACATCTGGAACGAGCTCACCCAGGAGGCGGGCAAGCAGGCGGGCTACGCGAAGATGGTGGGCAACGTGCCCCAGCTGACCAACCTGATTGTGCAGGGTGGTGAGGACTGCGACAACGACTGCGCGGGCGGCGAGCCCAACTCGTCTGGCGAGCTGCTGGGCTGCACCCCCGAGTACACGCTGTACGTGCCCCTGCAGTTCTGGTTCTGCCGCAACCCTGGCCTGGCGCTG